CAGACATAAATAAATATTATACAAGCACCAGATTTTGACTGAATTAGTAATAATTGCTATTTTACATAAGAACATCTAACCGGTGAATAACGTTAAAACCCACTTATATAGGAATACACGATCCAGGATGGGTAGACAACTGCCTAAAGCCTCGATCGGATTTATTTGCCACTAATGCAAGCTAAAGTTTGTTGATCTAAATCGAATTTATTATTTTCGAGATCAGTTATATATCTTCTATAAACTTTAGGATACCAGTCTTTTGGTATATCAGGATTTTCTTTACAAAACTCATCAAAATCTAAGATATCGAGATGAGATCTATAACCACAATCTAATTCCCTACATATAATACAGAATTTGATTGGATAATTATAAGGTAAATCAGTATCATTATATACTTCAGAACAGCGTCTTGAATTGTAAGGACAATTATCAGGAGTTTTGGCATTCTCTATCTTTTTATCCTCCAAAACAATTGCATTAGCAACTAGAGAGACCTGTTGAGAATCATTAATATTATTAGAAATATTAATGTTCTTATGTTTATCAGATGTTTTAGGATTCCCTGATTTTAAACCACCAATTTTTATTAACATATCATCAACTGTCATCTTAGGTCTAGTTAAATCAGGTAATAAGGGTTTCGATAAATCTGAAACTTGTTGAAATTTGAGCATAGATTTCATTAATACTTTTAATTCTTCTAATTCCTTTTTATCGGATTCAAAAGCTTGCCTATCTTCTTCTAATTTCTTTTTAATATCCAATACATCCGATACATTTGATTTGAAATCACGTTCTAACGTACGGACTTCTTTGCTAAGTGACATAGTAGTGTGCTGTCCGGTTAAGGATAGATTATTCGACGGTATACGATAAACATCACATTGAACAAAATGATTAGTACCAGTACCACCAGAACTAACCCAATTCCAGGTGCCACCAAAAGCTATATAACCTAAAGCTTTAGTGACATCCACATTAAATTCAATAGTGAGCAAATCATCTGCAATATTATCTACAGCCCCACCCATATTGATCATAAAGAATTTAGCTGTACCATCATACCAAGGAACACTACCAGGGGCAGAATCTGGTGTATCACTAGGAAGCACACCTGATATTGGCCACACAGTAGAATATGCATATTCTAAAGGATCTTCTATATCATTAGAGAACAAACTAATAGTTGGTGCTGCTGTTGCTGAATATCCAATACTACGATAAACAACATGATAGCGACCAGGAACTAAAAAGTTTATTCTATTATTGCGTTCAAAATCTACACATTTGTTAGGATCACTCATGAAATGACCACCATTTAAATAGGAAAATGGAATATCATTAGTTGGTGCTATTATGAGATTTTCATTAGGTATATGACCATTAAAAGCACCTATACGGTACTCATCTATATGGAAGAAATTATTAGGAGTAACTGGTTCCATCCAATCCCCATCCCAAACGACAGAAACTGTACCAACCTTTTTACCTTGCAAATCTGCTGGCATACCAGTTGTTATAATATGTAAACTGGCAATATAATAATCATCCCAGCGATCTGTATCAATAATTTCTCCTTCAGGAATGGTTTCTTTAATAATATTACCAATTTCTTTAGGATCACACTCAACCCACATAATACCTGTTTCGTTGGGTACTAATTTTAGTGGAGCAAAACCATTTGAAACTGATTTATCATTATAATACAAACCATCCTCTTTTTCATAATTTGCGATCATATATACATTACCTAACAAATTATCATTTCCTATTTTTACGTCACCTTTATAGTAAAAACCTAAACCCTTCCATTTGAATTTTTTGTAAGCCTGAGCTTTATTATATGATTTAGTAAATAATGATGGATTACTTATGCTTATAGGATAGACTGTTTCAGTCCAAGTATCGGTTCCATAAACATCAAAACAAAATTCAGAATCTTCGTCAGCTTTATCACCAGCGATAATGCGAGCTTTTGACAAAGTTCTAGACGGAAAGGAAGGTAGTTGTTGTGTCCCCTGAGGACATAATGAATTGGTCTTAATCTGACCAGTATTAGCAGCTGTTACATTATAGGATCCATTTCCAGTAACAACATCCCATAATTTATTCAAACCTCCAGTAACTGCATTCCCTAAGAAGTCAGCCACATACCCACCATGACCAGTTACATATTGTTTATAGGTGCCTGAACCTGTAACTACGGTTGCACCTGAGTCTTCAACTGCTGGGGGAGGATATTGTTTAGCTATACGGCGTAAACGTTTTTCTTCTTGTTTAGCTTTACGAGCTGCTATTTGTTCTGCATTTATAGGATTATTGGTAAAATGTACTTTTCTATTCACACCTTTAACAGAACCGGCTTGTAGTCTTCTATCTACTTTAGCCATAGTTTGAGCTGCATTATGCACCTCACGTTGGGTTTTAGTTTTATTACTTGTAGATGGTTTATTCTTTTTACCACCACCTAATAATGGAAAAGCAATAGCTAATTCAATTGGAAAATGCTCACTTGAGGTAAAGGTCATACCATAATGAGCCATAGTATTTTGTGTTTGAACTCCTTTAATTGTAATTTTACGGAATAACATCTTGCCTAAATAAGACAAAACGAAATCAATATCACGCATATTAGGATTGGAAACAGACTTAGCCAGGTTAGCTTGAACCATTTTATTTCTGTATGAAAGCATTAGAACATTAAATGTAATAGCAACTTTTTTGTATAGATCAGAAATTGGATCATTATCATGCATTATAACTTTAATTATTTCGCATCTCTTTGTAACTTGACTATAATACTTCAATGAAACTGGAAAACCATTTCTATCACCAAATACATTATTTTTATTATTAATCTCCAAAAGGGACGCAGACATTAGCTCTGCGCACTTTGAATTAATGGAGTTTTGGTCAATAGTTTTTGTTTCAACTATAAAATCTGAAACTGCATCACTAGTTCCACTATTATTATTACTATTATCATCCAACATATTTTTATTATCATCCAACGTTTTATTTTTATTATTAATTTGAGATTGGGACACTTTCGCTGACCGGAGCATCCATAGTTTGGTACCGGATTGACACAATACCTAATTTCAACACTGATAGATCGAGAGGCTTCAGTGCGGCT